GTTGGTAATCCTGTTAATACTTTTCCAGTAACTGAATTATTGTCTAATGTTACAGCACCACTAACTGGTTGTGTTCCATTTACATTTAAAAGTGTTCCAGTTGCTTCGCCCGTAACTGATAAACTTCTTGCTGTTTCCCAAGCTGTTGCGGTATCCGCATTACCTTGTAAATCTCTATGTATTGGTGACGGTAAACTAAAAGTTGCAGTTTTACCACTTATTGTAGTTACTATTTGATTAGAAGTTCCTCTAAAATCTAAAGTTTGTGTATTAAGATTAACAGCTCCAGTTCCTGTATCCCCTGTTATATCTAAATCACTTGCATTATCTAAACCTTTTACATAAGCAGTTGTCGCTACTTTTGTAGAGCTATCTGATGATGCCTGAGTAGTTGCTACTGATCCATTTGGTAATGTAACCCCACTTGTAGGAAATCCAACTGTTAAGCCTTGATTTAATGCTGTTGTAACTATTTCATTTGCAATTCCTGTAACTGCAAAAGTTTGTGTATTCAAAGTGACATCTCCTGTTCCACTATCTCCACTAAAATCAAGGTCTGACCCTGAATCTAAATCCATTACGAATTTAGTAGTTGCTATTTTTGTAGTACTATCTCCTGCACTTTGTGTAACAGCAGTAGATCCATCTGACAAAATCCCTATTCCTGTAACATTTCCTGTAACATTTCCAACTAAATTAACACTAATTGAAGTAGGTAATCCTATTCTTAATTGGTTTCCGCCTGCTGAAACTACTGATGTTTCAATTTCATTTGATGTTCCAAGTATTCGAAATTGTTCGCTATTTAAGTCCACATCACCAGAAACCGAGGCATCATCTCCCGTAAAATCTAAATCCTCTGCTGTTATAACAGAAGCAACATAACTAACAACTGCGGCACTTGTTGGAACAGTAGTATCGTTATTAAAATTACCTATTCCATTAGCAGCGGTTACAAATTGTGTTATTGTAACACCAGTTCCTGTGTCTTTTAAAGATCCCCATTCTAAAATTGCGGTAACTTTAAAATCACCACCATTATTAACAAATAAACCAGACAAGTTTCCAGATCCATCACTTAATTGTTTTAGTGTTGCGGAAATTGCAGCATTATCAATAGTTTTTATTAATCCAGGATAAGTTGCTGAAATTTTAGTATTAAAAAGAGTTGCCATAATTTATTTTTTTATTTTCTGTTGTTTTTTTAAAAACATTAATAGTTTTTGTACGTTTTTTTGTTTTGGTTTATATCTCATAATACCCACCCATTAAAGGTTGCATCCTGTGATGGATTAATGTCATCATTACTATTTGAATAATATTTTGGAAAAAGGTTTTGATTAAAATTCATGTAATCAATAAATCTTCTTGAATAATAATCTGCATATTCTCTGGCTTTAGCAACTAAAAAGTCAAGTTCTTCTTTTGTAGCTGGTGAATTGTTTTCTGATGTATGCCTTCCTACAGATCCGTTTTTTATAGAAAATGCCGCAAATGGTATGTAATCAGTTTGTGCGTACCAAATCAACATGGGTTGTATGTAATCAATCATTAATGTTAAATGATTAGGATTTAAATCTTTAGTCAATGTTCCTGCTGTAACCATACCCTCAAATTCTTCATAAAGTTCAGTTCCTAAATAGTTTTGGATATGGATGGTTTGAGATAACGAAATAAAATATAAAAATTTTGAAGTATCCACATTTCCGTCAATAATACTATTGCGAACAAGATCAGTTCTGTTTATGAATAAAGGTGTTGCCATAATTTATTTGTTTTTCTTTTTACCAAATCCCATTTTATCCCAATAAGCTTTTGTGTATCCTCTGTATTTCATATCAAAAGGAGCCACAGGAACTAACTTATCGTTAACAGGAAATTTAAATCCTTTTGATTTTGCTTTAGTTGTTGTAACCTGGCTTTTAGCACCATCTAATGTGCGCATGTATGTTTTTCTATACCATTTGTGTTTACAGTTAGCACCGCCCTTATAAAATTTGTAACTATCTGATAATGAAGGAGTTACGTTAAGCCATATTGAATATGTACTTGCACCACCAACACCAAATCCTGGGTTTACTTGTTGTTTACCCATTTTTTCAATATCTTCTTTTCTATATATTTTTTTAGCCCTTACCATTGCTTTGCAAAACTTTCTTGCATCACCTTCAAATTTTAATGGTGCATATTGATACCTTACTAAAAACTTTTGTAAACCTGTTTGTTTAGTTACTCCATCTTGTTCTGATCCTTTTTTTGGATATGCTTTACCAGTTCTAACTAAATTTACAATCTTACTTAATGTTGATTGTTTTGGTGTGTTTAGTTCTTCAACTAATAAATTGTGATTTTCATCGTTATCATAATCAACTTCAGACACATCAATTAATTCATAATTTCCCAAAAGATCTTCTTCATTTTCACCATATTCTTTAATGGTTTCAGTTAATTTTTCAAGTTCTAAATCTTCAGATAATGGAACACAATTAGGAACTTTTTTACCATTCTTCATTTTCATTCCATATTGTTTATATCCAGCTTCACATGGTTTTTCTAAACTTATAGCTTGATCATGATTTTCACATGGCATAAACCAAATTTTTCCATCTTCTTCTTCATGCTCATGAGATCCAGAACATCCCATTGCTTCAGCCATACTTTCAGCCATTTCTTTTGTTTCAAATGCTGGTTGTCCATCAATTTCTTTTAAATTAATTTCAGACATATTCTTTTTAATCCATCCACAAATTTTTGGTGCTGCTTCAGCTCCGTATCTTGCGGTTTGTTCTTTTACGCATTGATCCCAGGGATATTTTTTTAAATCTATTTTATTAAATGAATATCCAGTTTCTTCTTCAATATCTTCTTCACTTTGCAAATCACGATCAACATCTGTAAATTCTAATGGCTGTAAGGTCGTAAAGTATAGGTTTAAGCTCACATCGTTGTAAGCAAGTATCTTATCAAAAGAATCTATTAAGTGTTCTTGAAATGGTCTTATAACTGTGTTGTCCATCAATAGAGATGCAGTTTTTATTTCATCTGAATTTGATGAAAATCCTGAACTTGTTCGAATCCCTAATAAAAATGGACTTACAACCCTGTGACCAACTTGAATTTTAGATTGGCTTTCAGTACTTAAAAATTCATATTGTTGATGTGCATCACTTAATTGAATTGGTGTTATTGTTGATTCTTGTTCTTTGTTGTCATTAAATGCCAAAATAAATTTTCCTGCATTACTTGAACCACTAAATTTTTGTGCTATTCTTGCTTCAATTATTTCACGCTCTTGTTGATTAGGAACCCCATTATTAAATGATATAAACATTCCAGGTGCCAAACCTTGCATGATATTATTTAAATGATAGTTTGATATTTCTTCTTCAAGCTCACAATATTGTAGACATCCCTGATAAGAAACAGGTGAATAGTAGTAAAAGCCTGATTTATAGGGTTTTATGTATAATATTTCAATATTTTCATTTGATGTACCAAAAGCTGGTATTCTAAGAGGTTTATCTGAAGGTTTAATTGTTGTCCAATCATTCCAGTAATAATAACCAGTTACTTCACCATCATCATTTGCTTTTTCAGCTCTCAATGTTTCAATTGGGAAATGTTCACATTGTGCAATTCTTTTTCTGTCTTTAGAATATATTATTTGAATAGCCGCCTGTCCCATTAAATAATAATCATAACAAACTTTACGCACCATGTCCTTTTTTAATAAAGTAACCATTTGTGCATATTCATTTGGCTTTCTGTTTGAATCAGTTGCATTTAATCCTTTGCCATATATTTGCTGTGAAATACCATTTATACAAGCATTGTTAGTTGGGGATCCGTTATAACGATCAATAAGGAATTGAAAGTAATTATTATCAGCTCCGTACTTTACCCACTCTTGATTCTTAACTTCAATAACTTCTGGTGATGTATATGTTGCCAAATTAACAAAACTATAAGCTGATTTATTTTTTGTAAACCTACCTTGATTATCTCTTTTAATATTTTTTTTCATATTCTAAAATACTTTATATTGATTGCCATTAATTGAATTAAATGTTTTATAAACATCTTTATTTAAGTTATAATATTCATCTTCTTTTTGGTCAATCTCTTGGTCTGTGCAAAAAATACGATCTCTATAAAGGGTTACATCAGTTGTTCTGTCAATATTCCAAAAACTGTTGTCATTTTCCCATAATTGATAA